TCTCCTGTGAACATCCCTAGCTCATCTTGCTCCAACTCTTCGATCTCAACGCCTTCGTCTGCAAGCAGAGCGTCTAGCTCCTCTTCTGAGAGGCCTTCCACAGGCTCTAGGCTGCTTTCGGTGCGTTGCTCCCAGAATACCTTACATATACCAGCGCGTGCGATGAGGCCGTCATGGATGACCGTCTGCATCACTTCAAACAAGTTGTTTTGGCGATGGAGGACATAATCTGTATATTCAGTGCAGACTTCAGCAGTCTGTACGTCGTCCATGTTCTGAGGTGCAAACCGCATTGTTTTGTTGCCAGTAGAGAAGGTTTCTAGCAAAGCGGCCTTCATACTTTCTACTGCATCATAAACGTCTTGAGACACGTACTTGCTGTTACCATCATGCGCTGGGCGTGGGAGTGCGGCTGAATAATATTGCATAACCTTGCGGCGCTCTTTGGAGATTTCAGAGTCGTAGTAACCAATTGACCGCCTTAGATTGGTGTCCACGATTGAGACGATCTGATCGTCATCAAGGCTTGTGTATTCTTCTTTTGATTTCATATCTAAACCATCTCAATGTAATAGGCATCGACTGATGTAATAGGCTCCCAAGCACCCTCATGGATGTGGTTGGCTAACGCCAAGCTCATTACACAGTCATCGAAACATCCAGCTTCAGCTTCCATCCCGCCACTCTGTGTGACGATGTAGGTAAGCATCTCGCGGATCGTGACCTTATCGTTAAGTTCGATTGTACCCTCTCGAACAGAGGCCCTGAGCTCATCAATTATCAGGGGTTTGGACTTGGAAGTGGTAGTGAAGCCCAGCTTTAGGGTTTCTTTCTCAGTCAACTTGTCGATCTGCACCTCTGTGTAGAAGTGAGGATACGCCATGTCTTTACCAAGTCGGGTACACGTTAATATCCCGTGGGAGTTGTTTTCTACTATGATGAAGGCAAAGTTGAATAACTCACCAAGCTTATAGAGAACTGTTGCAAAGTAATCGGGATGCACCTGGGCACGATAAGTCGCGACCTGTCGTTTTTTACTGTCTAGTACCTGAGCTACGCTGTAGTCACCGCCTCGCACGCCCATAGCAACGTCAGCACCAATTGTGTACTGTTCGCCTTCATCTAGGGTGCGAAAGATTGTCAACTCACCGCGCATATTCTCAAGCCATTCTTCACCTTCAAGAGCTAAACGCTTCTTAGGGTCTAATGCTGTTGAAATGCTTTCTTGTAGGCCCTCTGGGTTAAACACAGGCCTACCAGTTGTTAGGAAGGCCTCAGATGGGGCAGCGGGGTATTCCTGTTTGAATAAATCTATGCCGTTCTGTGCAATCTTGCGCCTACGGAACATTAGTTGCTCGTGGTCCAAGTCGTACTTCTCGGAAATTTGCTCTTCCTCTGGAGTTATCTCAAAGTTCTCTGGGACAGTCTCACGGTATTCTGCATCTAAAAACCACGGGATGAACACAGGTAGATAACCATTAGTGCCCTCAACAGCACCTTTCCAAAGGTCATAGAAAATACCGCTGACGCCGTTTGCCGTGCTCTCTACGAATATAGCAGTCCCAGCTTTATTTGGGACCGCTTGCGTCATACCGTTCCAGTTCTCAAGCGCCGTACTCTTCTGCCAAAACGCAAGCTCAGATGCATGAACGTGAGTTAGTGTCTCACCGCGTCCAAGGCTCTCACCTCCAGCCGTAGCAACGACATAGCTACTGTCTAGCACATCAAATGTAAGCTCTCGACGAGATGAATACTTTGTGTGAGGTTTTAGTAGCTCTGGGCAGTTGTCATGGTAGCGTTTGGTCATATCAAACAAAGCGCGTGTACTGTCAGAATGGTGGGTAACAACTAGAGCCTTACAGGCCTTTCGCTGGGACACATTAAAGTACAGGTAGCCACCAACATGAGTAGATAGTCCTTGCTGTCTGGCTTTAAGGATTATGATGCGTACTTTGCCTTCACTCGCCGTCTGTTCGTCTACAGCCTTTTGTAGAATGCGCTGGGCAGGGTTTAGGTCTAGTGGGCGGATGTCGCCATCTTTAGTTCTGATCTTGAGGGCTGATTTACTGTAGAAGCTGAATTCATTGTATAGCTTGCGTCTTACTTCTCTATGTCGGTTCGTCATTTTCGTCATTTTGCTCTTCTTCGGGGTCAGCTACTAAGAGCGACTCCAAGAATGCTTCGGCTTTACCGATGGTCACTTCGCTCTTTGCAGCGGGTTTTGTCTTAGTAAAGTCTAAGACCATCCGTGCGGCTGTCAGGCGGTCCCTGTTCTGTCCAGGTTCTCGCATTATCTCAACGGCTGCTTTGAGTGCTTCAATTGCATACACGTCATCAACTTGGTTCTCTTCGGCCATAATCTTTACGATCCTCTCAGCGTCTTGCTTTGCCTGTTTCCTTATCGGAGTGATCATCTCCATCGTGTAACCATCAGGGGTTCCTTGCGGACGCCCTCCGTTTACTCTCTTTTTTGTTGACCACTGCTTTCTTAAGGCTCGGCCCTCCTCGGTCTGCATCAGCTTCGAGAAGTAGTTTTCCTTGCCCTTGCGTGCCTTGAGAGGGCTTTTTAGTTCCTTCTTTGGCGCTGTCTTTCTTGGCTGGTTCGGCTTTCCCATGTTTAGCTCCTAGTTTTAATTCGGTGATTGCTAGTGTGTCTGGGCAGGCCTGACAGAACAAAGACGGTGGAAGGGCTTTAAGCATCTCTGCAAGTATCTTGTCTTGCTCACTCTTTGTCAGAGAGGATGACTTTAAGAACTCTATGGCTTGTAAGATAGGCACAAAGTCGAAGGGTGTTTTGTTCACGTTTGCTTCCTTAGAATTGACTGAGGCCCCACTAGGGGGCCTCATGTTTGACTTAGGTTGGCTCACTTCTTAGGTGGGCGGCCTTTTTTAGTACCGTAACCAGTTTTCATAAGTTATCCTTTTAAGCTGTGAGAATGCCTTGTGACATCTCTTCCTCTTCTTCACCTTCGGTCTTTAAGGACAGACCTGTGATAGCAGCAAAGACAGCAAGAACCGTTGCCAGTGGATGTGAGTAGAACTGTATCTTTTTGTTGCCACCTTTAGCGAACTCAGTCCTGATCAACTCTGTAGTCTTTGGCATAAGTTGTTTTGCTAACTTTGGGTTCATTAGATAAAGCCACATTGGATCAACAGAAAGCTCTGCTGTCAGGTTAGTGTAATCCTTGACCCTTTTAATTTGGGCTTTCATCTCATCTATCGTTTTCTGGGTGTAAACAGAAGGATTACTGTTTACGGTTGCTAGGTTCGCAAGGAACTCCCGTAGCTGTCGTGGTTCTACAATGTCATTTGGGTTAGATGCTAAGTAAGCCTTACCACCTTCTTGGAATGCGTGTATTTCCTTAATGACAGGGTGATCCGCACCAAATTGCTTTATTAAGGGCGCAAGGGCTGTTGCATTAAAGCTGTTTGCTCCTAGCTGCTCAGTCTTACCACCCCTAAGCTTGTTTTTAACAGATTTCTGGCCAAATGGACCCTCACCGTCAAGGTTGCCTTGTGTCAATGAGTGGCCCATCTCATGCAAAGCATTCATTAGTGACTCTAAGCTGCCAACTTTGTTACCTAGGTTACTACCACCAGCTTTTATAGCAAATATTGAACTGCCAAAGCCCTTTGTATCAGGCCGCCATAAGTGGACTGCCTGCGTACCTGGTGGTTCGTTAGTGCGCTTTCGCAAAGCCGTACCACTTGCCATCATATTAAAGGCAATGCCTAAAACTTTAGCCACACGCTCGGCGGCTTCAATGTCTTGGATGCCATTCTCGTACTTAGTACCCTTTTTGCCAATCTCAATGATTGCTTTAGCTTCGGGTATTTGTTTTTTAGCAACGGGAACAGGGGGTACTTTATCAACTATCTTTACAACTGATGGCGGCTTTACAGAAGCTTTTGTGGGGGCGTTGAGTACAGGTGCGGGTGGTTGAAGTGGTCCAAATTGGGGTTGTGGTCCTGTGGGTCCTCCAACATCTCCTTGTTTATTTGGTCCATCAGCTTGCGTAGGTGTTTGGGCAGGGGCTGTGGGTTCTGGGTCTTTTGGTCCATTCTTAGCCTTCTTTCCTTTAGCCTTTGCTGACTTTTGCTGTTTAGTTACCCTCTGTATATAGGGTCTAAGGTAAGTTGTTGCAAGTTGTGGGGCCTGTAAGCCTTCCAAAGCAGTGTCGAGGATGCCTTGCATCTTTGCCATGGGGTTAGAACCTAAGTTATAACCTAAGTCAGTTAATGCCTTGGTTAAGACAGCACGATCACTTGGCAAAATGGACTTATCAGCGTTCATTGCAGCTTGTAATTCTTTACGAAACTCAATGTTGCCCTGCTTACCGCTTTCTTGATTTGGAGGTAGCTGTGTAGGCTGGGCAGTACCACTTTTCTTCTGTGGACCTGATGTAACCCTCTGGTTGATACGTGTCATTACTTTTTGGATGGCTACATTTAGTTCACCATCCTGACCCTTGCGGCCTGTCCTTAGTATAGTCTTATAGTCCTCTAAAGATCGGACAGTATCTGTGTCGCCTGACTTAATGGCCTCATCTAACAGTTCATCAACTGTGCTATCTATCTCTTGGTCAATAGCTTTGTACTTTGTTTTACTTTTGCCACCCGACTCGACATATGTTTCCCTGTATGCTGCGTGCATAAAACCACGAGGGCTGTCAGGATGAGGACGCTCATTGTTTGTGTACTGCTTCGCATACAAAGCGGCCTTCTTTTCGTCTGTGGCGTCCTTCTTGGCTTTGACCTTCTCTTTTTCCTTGAGCTTACGGGCCGTTTCCATGTCCTTACGAGCCTGAGCCATTCCTCGGACATCAACACCGCCTATAGCGCCTAGGCCAGCTTTGTTCTTATTCTTCTTTACAAAGCGCGCAACTTTAGAACGGCGTCCAGTTACAGCATCAATAGCGCGTCCACCAGCTAATATAGGAAGCTGTGCAGCCAGTGAGGAGCCACCAGTTAATACAGCGGCACCAGCGCCTAAGTTGCCAGCGATCATACCAGCAGGGTTGTAAGACCTACCAAAAGTAGGGAGCGGGTTAAATTGGTCAGTAAACTGAGAGACACCGCCTTTTAAGCCACCAGCGTAAAGCTCTGTGACAACATTAGACTTACGGAATGCTTGAACAAGGGCTTGCCCTGACTGCGTGTTACCAAAGTTCTCTTTTACGAACGCAATGTTCTCTTTAGTAACAACTTCAGATACTTTGTTGTTTGCCTGACGCACGGCTGAGTTAAATTGAGAAACAATTGCCTCATCAGCGCCTTTTAATACATTAGCGCGTAGGTCTTTTACTGCTGTGGAGATGTCTGAATTGATTTTACCACGAGCCGCGTTTAAAGCATCGTTTGCACCCTTTGATCCAGTAGTGGCCGTAACATTCTTTAGGTTATAACCTTCTGTGCCAGCAATCTCAGTCAACATACGTGACACATCACCAGCGGCTTGATCCACTTCTGGGTCTAGGTCTTCACTTTTGCGAAGTACAAGATCACCAGTCTTATTTACAGTTGTAATTGCTGTGGATACGGCTTTGGAAAGAGCACCGCCAGTAATTGCAGCATCACCAATACGATTGACTACCTCTTCGGGTACATACTCGCCGCCTTGGACAGTAGTGTTACCAATTACTAGGCCCTCTTGCACGCCTTCCTGTACAGTCTCACGTATAACTCTTAAAGAAGCACCGCCGCCCTTAATTGGGGTAAGCTCGACAAGACCAGAAGCAATAGCAGCCCCTAAATCAGACGCAGTTGCAGTTGGGTCTAGGCCTTTCGTCTCTTTTTCATCGCGCATCTGCCCTAAAGCATTAACAGTACCATAAGCAGTACCACCTACGGCCAATGCTGTACCTACGATGGGTGCAGAACCTAAAGCAAGCCCAGCGCCTACAGAAGCGGCTACACCGCCAGCGACTTGGGGTGCAGCTTCAGCAGCGCCATAGAGAAGGGAGTTACCAGCGTTGGCATACTCGCCTTTCTTTAGGTTACTAATGATACCATCAGCACCCTCTGGGCGCTCATAGTTGGAAGCGGCAATCTGAGCTTCGTTGCGCTCGGCCATATCGCGACCAGAAGTTTGTAAATATTCACCAACTCTTTCAGCACCTAATCTAGAGGCTATTTCGCCACCAGATTGGATGCCTTTGCCTATCATAGCACCAGATTGGTCAATACCTTGGCCGACTGCACCCATAAGAGACGTATCAGCCTCTGATACAGGTGTTTCTGGAGCTTCATCAGGTTGCGTTTGGGATAACTGAGCTTTTAAAGCAGCCAACGCACCTTGCTCGTTTGCACCAGTAACATCGTAGACCTTGCCGTCTGGGGCTGTGATTTCAAATGTTGGCATGCTTAAACCCTATTCTTTCATTTTGATTGTGTAGCCACCGTTGGATGCGGCTGGTGCGCCTGCGCCACCATTCACTATGTCGTTGTAGACTTCCTTGACCTGAGCCAAGTTAGTAAGGAACTGTTCTTTAGATTGTGCTTGATTTAAGTTTG